CTGGTCGTTTTGGTTTAGGTGTAGAACGAGATATACACTTTCCTGAAAACAAATATACTATCTATGAAGTACAAGCTGCTCTTGAAATAGGAGAAACATTATGACCGAAGTAAATACTAAAAAGCAAACAAAAGCAGAAGAACTAACCAAAGACTGTGTTCTTTGTGGTCTTAAAATTCCACCAGAGTTTGACCCAAAGACTGGCGAACCATTCTGGTTTGGTGGACACAATCCACACCCATTAGCTAACGATGGCAGATGTTGTGATGTTTGTAATCATACCAAAGTAATTCCAGCAAGAATGCGAGGTATGTAATGGGACTTGATCAATACGCTTACATAGATCCAAAAGAAGGTGCTAGACACGCCAACCAAAGAAAAGAAGATTCTTTTTACTGGCGAAAACATTCTAGACTGCATGAATTTATGCTTTCTATTTGGATGGAACAAAACCCTGATAAATCTAGGGAAGTGTTTAACTGCGAAGATTTGTACTTATCAGAAGAAAATTTGTTAGAGTTAAGGAGGGCTCTTGCTGACAACTTTGATAATTACACCAGCGAGGGTGGTTTGTTCTGGGGACACCAATACCAAGAAAGACAAGTTGATGAATACGCTGACCAAGACTTAAATTTTGTCCAGCGAGCATTAGATGCTGTCCGCGAGGGTAAACCTGTGGTATACTCTTGTTGGTGGTAAAATATGGTAACTCTAACTTATTTAATCTTTATCCTGCTATTAGTAATAGTAGCAGGATATTGTGTGTATCATTTATTTAAATGAATATCTTTATACTGCACCCCGATCAATCGTTGTGTGCTAAGTATCATTGCGACAAACATATCGTAAAGATGCCTTTGGAAACAACACAGATGTTGTGTTCCGTGCATTGGCGATACAACTCAACTGCTCCCTACCTAAAAGTTCACACCAAACATCCGTGTACTTTGTGGGCTGGAGAAACAGTTGATAACTACAAATGGCTATGGGAGTTTGGTATTGAGTTATGTAAAGAGTACACTTACCGTTACGAAAGAATTCACGCTTGTGAAAAGGTTCTTGCAATTATAAAGGATCCGCCTGTAGAATTAACCAAGAGGGGAACAACTATTTTCCCTCAAGCTATGCCAGAGGAATATAAGCATAGAGATCCTGTGGTGGCATACAGGGAATATTATAAATATGAAAAAAGGAGATTTGCCAAATGGAAAAAAAGAAAGACACCACCGTTCATGCAACAAATGTAGTTCAGTTTCCCACTCAAAATGCTCACGATACATTACCTTGTGATGTAGAACCAGCAGAGGTAGAAGAAAAACACATAGAAATATATTCTTGTGCCGTTTGTCACGATACACACTTTTTCTTACTCAAAGAAGAAGGTAAGATGGTTTGTGCAAAGTGTGGTCATTTTACTCCTCATAAGTGGTTTTGAGTAAAAAAATTACACCTTGATTATAAAATAAGTTATATTATTATAAAAAAGGTAAATATGATGAATGAGCAATTATTTCACAGAAAATTTTACGAAGAGTTACTTGACTTAAACATAAAGAAACTCACGCAAGAGGAATACAAAGATGCTGTTTCTTTTTTGTATCACAGATATTTTCTCACAAGCAGTAAGAATGATTGATGCTGGTAAATTTGTTGAGGAAATGGATAACTTGTGTAAGAGGTGTTTTGGTCATACGGAGTGGAGAATACACACAAACTCTGATGAAAAACTTACCATCGTATTTATAAATAAGAAGGGAAAACAGTAGTGAACAAAAGGAAACTAGAAAAAGAGGCAATACAAACTGCACAAAGAATGATTGATGATAATGCAGACGATTATGTAATAGGTTCTGCAGGTGGAATATGCCCCGAAACGGGTGATGAAATACCAACAACACCAGAACAAGATTATATTCTAAAAGTTTTAAATAATCTTAAAATTCAAATAAGGAGAAAATAATGCCGAAAAGTAAAGGATATAAAAAACGAAAAACATTAGGTATCACAGAAGATGCCTTTTCTGCTTTGGCTAAACTATCTAAAGAATTAGAAAAAAGTATGGGTTTCAAAGTAACCCAAAACGACGCAATACTTTATTTGATAAAACAATATGCCAACAGTAATGAGTAGAATAAACGGACATAATCCAAGAGACACAAAAAGTTTATTTGAAAGGATACAAACTATCTTTGATCGTAACCACTTAGATGTGTTTAACGAACCTATCATGCACTACATAGAAGAGTATTCTCTTTTAGCAAGGTATGATTACAATGAGGATTATGTGCAAAGAATATTAATCTTGTTTCATAAGTACATTGACCCCAAAACATCTAAGTCCCAGAGAAAAGCTATGGACTTGGTATTTAAAGTGTTTATGGGGATATCTTTGGTTGACCTTATGAGCTCTTGTAGAGACCAATATGATTGGCAAACTTTAGAAGATTTTGAAGTAGGAGGAGGTGAAGAGCAATGATAGAAGCAGTAGTAGGCGGACTTTTAAGTGTCCTTGTCAACACAATACAAATACAAAACGCTGACTTTTTTTATTGGAGAGCTGAAAATGAAAAAAATAAAGAGTGCCATTGGGAGTATGTAGGTAAGACACCAGCAAATCCCAACGAACCATCTCTTGCATTTTTTGATAATGTATGGTGGAAGCACATTTGTGAGGATAAGCCCGATGATTAATTTTATTCTTATATATTGTCTAGCTCTCTACATACTTTATGTTATCTACCGATAACAAAGGAATGTATTTTCAAGGTGTAATTTAGTATATTTAATATGTACAGTTTTTGTTTTTTTGTAATAGTTCAAGAACTGTACATTGGAGTGGTGTAAATCCCAGTCCCACTAAGTCTCTTACTTGAGGAGAGTTTGAGGCGGTCCCGATGAGTGGCGGATAGCTAACAGATGGCGAGAGTTGACGGACTTAAGATTGTGGGTGGCAAATATCTTGGCGTGTTGGATTACCAGAAGTTCAAGAAGTAAGTGTTAGCTCATCATTTCATAGTGGTTTGTTTTGGGGTTGTTCTCGTGTTTTTAGCCACTTAAAAAAGAAAAAACAAAACTGCAAGAGGGTTGGTAGTTGCCTCTTGAAATATCAACTACCTATATTAATACTGAGGTTTCACACTGATGCGAAAGGTTTGTGTGTAATCAAGTAAACCACTAAGATAGCTTCTTAGTCAGCGTAGTCCTTAGTAATATTAACATTAACCATTCTATAAGGAGAAAGTTATGGAAGAAAAAACAAAACCCTATGTGATCATAACATACGGTCAAGCAACCTTCAAATATCTTGTTGAAGCCACATCAGAAGAAGATGCGGAAGACAAGTTTCTTGAAGGGTGGGCTGAACCATATAACGATGGTATGCCAACCGATGTTCACGATGAACAGATTGATGAAATTTACTGTGATACTTCTACCCACAAGAAAGTGAGGTCGAAATGACAGTTGAAGAACTAATAAAAAAATTAGAACACATTGAAGATAAATCTCTACCCATTAGGTTAGATACGCCTAAGTTTGGGGATAGTGACACTACGAACTATTGGCTAAGACACATTGAAGAATGGTCAACTGGCTCTAGTGGTTATCCAAACTGTGGCGAAGTTATTTTTACGGGAGATGAATAATGAGTAAGCAACCAAAACCAACACGAATAAGTATTGAGTTTCCTAGTGAGGAAGCTGCGATTCATTGGTACAAAAGGTATGTCCCAAACTATATACAAGCCGACTCAGCTTTATTTAAAAACGATGCTTTACTTGACAAAGCAATGAAGAATAAATGGGTTATTAAATCTGAATCATTCAACGGTTTCCGTGTCGAGTGGAAAGCTGAATGGATGTGGCTATGAGTAGAAAATATACAATACATTGGGATCCAAACACATTAGTAGAAATTTCTAAGATCCTACAAAAAGGTTATACTGGTTCTTTTTCTTCTGATGAAGAAGCCGAACATACTATTGCTAAGATAGTTGACAGTATAGCCCACGATACGCTTTTTAATTATAAAATAACGAAGGAGTGAATTATGAAAGAAGCTAACAGAGAACATATTTGTAAAGTTTTAGATTTAAGTTTATTTGATATAATGGAATTATCTGATGAAAGTTTAGTAGATGCAAATTTGTTTGACAATTTATATTATCACTTACTAGATAATGCAAAGCTAAGGAAATTATTAAAAAAAGATGATTATAAACCATCGTTTTTAGTTTCATTAGAAAAAATAAAAAACATAGTAATAGATATTAAATCTGATGATGAATGGGTTAATGATAGCCAGACACAAGCAGAGTACAAAGGTGTGTGCGATGGTTTGGATATGCTCGTTAATCATCTTGAAAAATTAAAAAAGGAGGACTAATGCTAAATTTCCAAGTTCCTAATATTGAAGGTGCTCTCAAGTGGCTTAAAACTTGTCCGTACGAATATACTATCTCATCTATGCAAGGTGGGTTCATTCATGTCAAAATATTCATCCCCATAAACAAGGAGGTAAAAATTGAGTAAAGTAAAAATAATATTTCCAAATGACGACCCTAGATGGGAATATGTACGAGGTGCATTCCCCACTAACAAAGAACAAGCAAGAGATTGTTGGATGAGTATATCGTGTAGTCTTGCACCAGAATGTTTAACAGAGGACGGCGAATTGCCATACCATTTACAGATACAAAAACGAAAAGATGTATTGAAAGATGCAAAACTTTTAGTTAATCATGGTTTTAAATGTCCATCAGATATTGCCGATATGTGTGATGATGATGGGTTAATTAAATATAAGGAGGTAAAAATTGAAAAATGACAAACCCTATACTCTCGGTGAAGCCGATGTTCTGGTTCAGGATCTGCTTCGCATCAACAGGCAGTATCTAAAAGTATTTCAACCTGATCACCCGTATGGTGACAACATTGACTATGTTCAACTGTTCATGGTTCTTAAGGTTCTGGCTCTCAGGGTTCCTGAAGTGTCAGAATATATACAAACAGAAATCGACTGGATGCACCAACAACTAGCCAAACAAACTGTCAAGCGTAAAAAACAGACCAATTTAAGCACCATCAGACAGTCTTAAATACTTTTGTAATGGTTTAGTACCTTATAAAAATAGACATAATGGTGGTGCTTATTTTATAACGAATAAAAAAATGTCGTTCACGAGTTATAAATACTGTACATCTTTTATAAAATGTGTATACTGATATCATGCCATTTGGCATATTTAAACAACCATTGTAGAAAGGATGGTAAACATGAGTAAAGTAGCTCAACTATCGCCAACTCAGGCGAAACCAACTGTAAAAGTTGCTGAACTTGTAGTAAAAGAGGATGAACTCTCTTACGAGCAAATTTTTCAGTTTGTCAAACAACACGCTGGAGGTAACGAGGGCAATGTAAACATTGTTCCTCTTCCAAATGTTGATCTTGATAATAAAAAACCTGTCCCATTTGGGTATGGTGGCAAAAAAGACGGTGTGAGAGCCAAAATTCAAAATATGATACTTAAAGGTATTAAAGGTGACCACACTCTTAAAACTATGCTTGATGTGACCTGCAAAATGTTTGGTCACTCCAAGAAAAAACCTTGCGTCCTACACGCACTAATGCACGGAGGCTACAGTCCTTCTAGCAAATTTTGGCTTACTCCTTACATCAAATTAGTTGTAAAGTCATAACATAAACTGTGGGGGAAGGGCTTCGGCTCTTCCTTCATGTTTCAAGTTTGCTATATAGTGGTAAAATGAAATAAGTGTAAAATCAAATTCTGACTTTTTCCGATATACAATATATGGCTATATCCGATATATTTTGAAAACTATTTCAGTCGCGCGGAAACAATCGACTTTGAATTTAAATTTGCATCTTTTCAAAAACTCTACTATTATACAAAGTATGGCGATCGCTAAACAAACACATAAGAATAAACTTGAGGTAGTAGCTAATCCCCGTAGGGAAAAACAAATTACTCCCAAACAAGAAGAGTTCGCAAGGTTGTATGTCTGCGAGGACATTACACAAACTGAAGCAGCGATAAAAGCTGGATACTCTAAAAATTCAGCTCATGTGATTGCTTCGCAACTTCTCGATGGGCGATCGTTTCCTCATGTAATCAACCGAATACGAGAACTAAAAATAGAATTATCTCGTAAATATGAAGTTTCCTTTGAGGGTCATGTAAAAAAGTTGGCTGAGATTAGGGATTCTGCGATCGGTTCTGGTAATTTCGCAGCGGCTGTCGCTGCTGAAAAATCTCGTGGTCAGGCGGCAGGATTGTATATTGATCGTAAAGAAATACTGCACGGAAAAATTGACCAGATGAGTAGAGAAGAAGTTATGAAGGAAATACAAAGATTACAACAAGAATATCCTGCTTTGGCAACCTTTAGTGCCGACAATGTTGTAATAGAGGGTGATTCTAAAGAGTTGAAAACAAAGGACTAATTAGTGCTTTTTCCTGATTTTGTTGCTTAGTATAATGTAAATGTAAGATATTAACATTAACAAGGAGCATAAGATGGCGATTAAAGCTACTGAAAGCAAATTTACTTACGAGCTAACTGGTTTTGAGTTAGCAACTTATTTAATTGAGCGTTTTGGTGATACACCAGAAAGTGCGATTAAACAAGCCAACGACGCTGCAAAGTGGGACAAAGCGTTTTTTGTAAGACTTGATGAAAACGACATTGAAAAAATTAAACAAAAAACAATTTTATTTTTTGATTCACTTACAGTTATTGATATGACTGGCAAAAATACTTCGTCCTGATTTATTTTTTTACTTCTTGATTTTTGTTGGTGTTACTATATTAATGTAATACTAACAAAAACAAGGAGTCTATTATGGAAAAAATTAATTGGGTTCGTAGTAACAACCTTAATGATTTTTTTAATTTATACGATAAACTACCCTCGCACATAAAAAGTGTCGTTAAAGACATTGTTGGTAAGGGTGAGTTTTTGTACTACGATTTTGAAGGTCACCCTAATAAATCTTCAGTCACAGTACCAAAAGTCTTTGATGATAATCCAAAATGCCATTGGTTTCAAATATTTGGTTACAATCTCGGTTGTCAGCATTTTATCATACGCAAACCTCAAAAAAATGGTGGTGTTTTGTATGAGTTGAAACTTAATGGTCACTATACTTTTGGTGTACCACCGATGTTTATTTATAAAGAAAAGGAGAAACAATGGTAAAAAAACTTGCGAGTGTACTACCAAGAATATTAGAGAACATTGTAAACAATGGCGATAATACTTTTGACAAACACTTTATTGAACAACAGTTAAAAGGGACTAGTTGGCAGTATGAGTGGATTGACTCAAAAGATGGTAGACCACAAATTAAAATATGGTAGAGTGTTTTGAAACCTGAATCTAAATTGTGGCAACAGTTAAAAAAAGGGACACAGGATATGGGAGTGTTTTGGACACGCATTGAGTCATGGTCTAGTCCTGGTGTCCCAGATGTTCATGGTATCAAAAATGGTGTTAGCTTTTGGGTTGAACTTAAGATCTCCAACTTAAAAACACTTAAATCCATTGGACTCAGCCCACATCAAAAATCGTGGCAATACAAATACTCTCAACAGTCAGGGAATATCTTTAACCTTGTCAGCCATCCTTCGTCCCGAACCTTAAAAATATTTGGTGGTTCGCGATCCCTGGAACTTAACGATCAAAAAAGATCCTTGGTTCCTGATCTGGAGGTTCCGTTTCCTGTTGATTGGAAGATCGTTCTTGATCATATTATATCTCACTCTGGTTCTTAATGTGTCGTGCGATAAAAAAAGACTTGCCAATCAAGTTTGATCAAATTTGATCGGTGCCGATCGTTAGCTTTTTAAAGAAAACATTGGAAGACATTTGACACACATTGGTTTGTGTTTAGTGTAATATATAATTGTAATATTAACAATTAACAAGGATGTAACAAATGTTGAAACTTCCACAAACATATCAAGACCAAAAAGTGTTATTGACTACACTTTGGTTTACGAAAATTATAACTATGGATGGTAAGCCTTGTGTTCCTGAACCAAAAACTTCTATGACATCAGTGAATGTCGATTGGCAAGACCATTTAGATGATGAAGTCAGTAGGTATAATGAGTGGGCGGATGAGCGAGAGAGCAGACCTAGAATTGCATTTACCAAACAACAAGTCGTAACTATAACAGTACCAACCACTCTTTAATTAACAATAAACAGAGTTCCTCGGTTCTTAGGTTCCGAGGTTCTCGGTTCTTGACTGGGGGATTATAATAGATCTTTAATGATCTGGTTCTCATAATTGATCTTTATTGATCGGTGCCGATCGCAGTCGGTAAAAACGGAACAAAAAATTATGGTCATAATAAATTATTACTTTAATATTTTTAATATGTTTATGTTTATTTTAATTTACTGTTTATGCCTTTATATATTATATAAATTGTATAACTAATTTTTAGGCTTGTAAGTAATTGTTTTTATTGTACTTTTTTAAAAACCGTACCATTTACAAAAAACACCACCAAAAAACCAAAAAATAATTTCTAGCTAAACCATTGGTTTTATTGCCTTTTTACATTTTTATAAAAATAGTTAACATTATTATAATAATTGTGTTATAAATAATTATGGCAATAGCCATATTAATATTAACAAAATAAGGTAAAATAAAATGTTACAAACTATTACTAAAAAACAGGCAGTAAGTTTTAACAAAGTTATTTTAATTAGCAAACATACAGGCAAGGCTACTGCCTATAAACCTTTTACAACTGCAAGTATTAAGCAGTTTGTAAATGCTAACGGTGGTGGCAGTTATAACAATATAACTGTTACGCCTTGCAACAATGTTAACCTTAAAAATACACCACCAATTAGCTTTGGCTATAATGGTGGTAAAGGCACTAAGCATAAACAGTTTGGTGGCACTAGGGCGTTAATACTAAATAGTTTTTTATTTGGTGTTACTGCTAATAATAGCCCTGCGTTAAATGGTAACGGCAACTATAATTTAGGTGCAATACTTAACGCATTAAAGGTGCATAAGGTTAGCCCTACTTTGTGGGGTTGTGTGTTTTTGCTAAATGGTGGCACTAGCCCTAGCAATAACGCTTATGGCACTAGCTTTATTAAGTTAGTAGCTAACCAAACTAAATAACTTTTTACTTAC